ATCACGGAACATGCTAGAGTTCAAACTTTGGCACAGCAAGATATCATGAAAGAGAATGGCTTCGAGTATTTTAAACTCATGCCAGAATCGAGAGCTTGCGATTATTGCAAACAAGTTGGCCGTGATACCGAGAAGGAACCCGTCCCGGTTGATAAAATGGAGAGCGGGCTAAACGCCCCGCCGATGCACCCGTACTGTCGTTGTGCGGTTGCCGAGGTGTATGTAGAAGATAGCTCTTACTGATCCAGATAAAATAATCAGATTAATGAAATAAATAAAAAAGTCGTAGCAATACGGCTTTTTCTTATGCGCTGATAGCCGTGCTAGCCAAGGGGCTTGGGGGTTCGATGCCTCGTCAGCGCATAGGGCTTAAATTAGCCCTAAATAAACAATACTAGCGTGGCTCGTGGGTAAACACCCTAGACAAGACTAGAGAGGGCGTAGCTAGCCCTTATCGTGGCTTAGAAAGGGGCGCTACTCATGAGACTAGGTAGGAGGAAACTATGGAACAAGATAACACTATCGAGACTAACGGACAACAAGAGAGTCGCCAAGACCAAGGGCAAGGGAACACCTCAACCCCTGCGAGCGACTTCAAAGCGCCTGGTTCTCAATCTGAATTAGATAGCATAATTAACAAAGCGGTACAGACTGCTTTGAGTAACAGGGACAAGGGTGAACAAGAGCGTACAGCTCAAGCAGTAGCCGATGCCTTACAAAAAGAGAAAGATTATGCCAATCTATCAGCTCAAGATAGAGCTAAAAAAGAGTTCGAGGATCAGCAAAAAAGTTTTGAGAAAGAACGTGCTGCGTTCGAGCATGAAAAGCTTGTTGTTGCTGTTGAGAAAGATTTGGTAGCTAAAGGCTTGCCTAGTGCGTTGGCTGAGACATTCGCAATGGCTGGCAACGCTGAGAATGCACTTAAAGCAGTGACTGAGTTCGAAACAGTATTTAATAATGCTGTTGCGGAAGAAGTTAAGAAAACTGTCCGACAAAATGCACCTCAAGCATCAGCGGATGGCATTTCTAACACAGACAATTACGGCTCTCGCTTAGCTCAAAAAGCTGTCCGTTCGTCAGGTAAGATTATCTAGCCAACAATTAGAAAGGATTTTTCATGTCAGTAAAAAAAGTATTTGACACAAGTAACATTCTACGTTCTTTACCTTACAAAGCTGTCACTGCCACAGTTGATAAAAATTTTGCTGGTGTTGACGTTGACGGCAAGAAGTACATTAAAGCTGGTACTTTAGTAGCTGGTAAAGGCGGGTCAATTTTCGATGACCGCTCTAAACCAGTAGAAGAGAACAAGACGGCACCAGAAGGAATCGTTCTATACGATGCAGACTTGTCTGTTGATAAAACAGTGTCTGTTTTGTACGCTGGTGAGGTTTGGAAAGAAGCGGTTAACGGTGGTACAGTTGACGACGCTATTAAAACAGCGTTGCCACTCGTTAAATTTATTGCAGGAAAAGGAGGCAATGCTTAATGGGTCTTATTTATGACACGGTAACAGCATCTAATATCGCTGGATATTTCAACACATCACAATTAGATGTGGATTCAACGCTTGGGGAACGTATCTTCCCTGCACGCAAACAACTTGGTACTAAATTGTCTTACATCAAGGGTTCTTCAGGACGTGCGGTTGTCTTGAAACCAGCGGCATTTGACACTAATGTCACTATTCGTGAACGTGTGGGCGCTGAAATCCATGACGAACAAATGCCATTTTTCAAAGAAGCCATGCTCGTTAAGGAAGCTGACCGCCAACAACTTAACTTGATTGCTGGTTCTAACAACACTGGTTTGATTGAGACTGTCACACAAGGCATTTTCAATGACGAAATGACACTTATCCAAGGTGCTCGTGCTCGTTTGGAATCTATGCGCATGCAAGCTCTCGCAACCGGTAAGATTGCGTTTGTCAATGAAGGAAAAAACGTCGACATTGACTATGGCGTCAAAGACGACCACAAGAAGACAGTCGCTAAAGACTGGACACAAGCAACGGCAACACCTCTTGCGGATCTTGAAGAAGCAATCGAAACAGCTCAAAGCCTTGGCTTGATGCCAGAGATTGCTATCATGAATGCCAAAACATTTAGCTTGATTCGCAAATCAGAATCTACAGTCAAAATCATCAAACCTCTTGCAGCTTCAGGGACAACAGTTACCAAAGCCGAGGTTGAAGCGTATATTTTGGATAATTACGGTGTTACAGTTCTTTTGGAAAACGGCACATACCGAAATGACAAAGGAGAAATTAGCAAATTCTATCCAGACGGGCATTTGACTTTGGTTCCAAACGGTTCATTGGGTTCTACTGTTTTCGGTACAACTCCAGAAGAGTCAGATTTGCAGTCTGGGGACACTCCAGGAGCACAAGTTGAAGTGGTTGACCAAGGTATTGCGATTACGACCACTAAAACAACTGATCCAGTTAACGTCCAAACCAAAGTATCGATGATTGCCTTGCCTTCATTCGAACGCTTGGACGACTGTTATATGCTTACTGTTATTCCAGTAGCGTAGGTTGAAAGGAGTAGCTATGGCAAAAGTTTTAAAAGCATTTCAGGATAAAACTGACGGCATTATTTACTATGCTGGTGACGATTATGCCGGCGAACGTGTTGAAGAACTTGCTGAAGCAGGGTTTGTTGAGACGGAAGTTGAAGAAAAGCCGAAAAAAGCAAGTCGCAAAAAAGCAACAGATAACACTGAAGAGTGAGGAGGTCTAGCATGGCTGAACTAGATCAAGAGAAGGTCCTAGATAATGTCATGCTGGACCTTGAGATTTCAAAAGATGACGACGATAGCATTGACCTCTTAAGGGTATTGTTGAATAGGGTAATCAGTCATTTTAAAGCAGAATATGCCGTTGTCAATATTGATGATGGTTTTTCTTTTATCTTCGAGGATTGCGTTATTAAACGCTTCAATCGTCGAGGGGCTGAAGGGGCTAAGACTGAGACAGTAGATGGTCATTCAATGTCTTATTACGACAATGAGAGCGAATTCAAGCCATATGACGATATGCTTCAAAGAACATTTGGAACCTCTGGGCAATCGAAGGAAGGGAGTGTGTTGTTTCTATGAGATACACAGATACTGTGATACTCAAATATCAAAACGATAAGACACCGAAACGATACGATCCTGCCCTAGGTCGCATGGTCGGAGGGGAAGAGTGGCGCAAAGAGGTTAAGTGCAATGTGACCGGTGCAAGTTTAGACCTTCAAGCTAGACTGGGAGGCTTGCTGAATGATACGAGCCTGGTTGTTCGTTTCAGAAGCCCTGTGACAGTATCTGTAACTTCCGTTGAATATCAAGGTAGTAAATACATTCCAGTGACAACTAGAGGATATCTAGCTGGAAGGAGCGTTTTATACGTCAACAAGGCGGTGAAGTAATATGTCTACACTTACGTTTTACGGGCTAGATGAAATGAGCCAATCTTTGTTGAAAAATGCCAACCCAGAACGACGACATCGAGTTTTGGAAAAGTACGGCAGTAAACTAAAAGAGAATGCAATTAGCAAGGCAGAGTTCAAAGGCAAATACACCCACGGAACTACACGACAGTCAATTACTCTCACAGTCGGTGGTGACAGAGCTGTTGTAAAAGCGCACACAAAATATTCTGGGTATCTCGAAGTAGGCACTCGGAAGATGGCAGCACAACCTTTTATGGCTCCTGCACTAGAAGCGACTGTCCCTGGAATGGTCGAGGAATTAGCTAAATGGGAGTAGATATGAAACAACCAGACCAATTACTACATGACGAACTTTTTCGAATTAGCGAGGGACTCGGTTTTACTACTTACCCTTACCTTCCACCAGACAGCGCATCTTATCCATTTGTGGTTATGGGAGAGATTCAAACATTGCCCAGAGCTACAAAATCACGCTTAATAGGTCGCTTATCGTCAACCGTCCATGTTTGGGGACGAGTAGATGACCGTAAACAGTTATCTGATATAGCTGGGCAGTTATTGTCCAGCTATTTTGCTATCAAAAATATCGATGGGATGCACTTCTCAGCGGAAGTCAATGAGTCGTCAATTGATTCTAACCGTGATAACAGCACTGACGAAGAGCTTTATCACTTCGTTATTTATTTATTTTACAAATTTTACTAAGGAGGGAAAGCATGGCTGATACAAATGTTAAAGAAGCACAGCTAGGTAAAAATAAAATCTTGATGTTCCGAAAATTCGGGGACACGAAAGCAGCGGCAAAATTGGCACTGCAAACAGAACATAAGTGGGAATATTCCCGTGATGCCGATACAACTAAAACCAAAGATGGTGCGGTTGTTGCTGACGGAGGTTTGGAAACAACCTTGTCAATCAACGCAATCGGGACAAAAGACGAAGTCAACGAAATGTTGAAACAGTCGGTAGTTGATGGATACAAGGTCGAAGTTTGGGAAATTGATCTAACTGACAAAAAACCAAATGGGAAATATGGTGCGCTCTATGCAATCGGTCGCTTGTCTTCATGGGAAGTCCCAGCGAATGTTGAAGAGCTCGTAGAAATTGAATCTGAAATGTCCGTGGAAGGCAAACCACAATCTGGTGAAGCAACTCTGTCTGATGAGCAAATCAGAGAGATTCAATATACATTCCAAGACACTACTGCTATTATTGGACATTGATAATTAAAACAGTTAGCGAGGGAAACCCTCGCTTTTTATTTTTGAAAGGAAATTAAAACATGAACACTATCACAATTAATGATAAAGACTATACTTTGAATTTTGGATTCGACTTCTTGCGAGTGCTCGACGAGCGCTATTCAATCAATCAAAACGGTGTAGCGTTTGGTTTTGGTGTACAGCATGCAGTGGTTGACTTACAACAAAAGAATCCTCTCGTTCTGTTAGATCTCATTCAAGCGGGAACTTCTACAGAACGTCAAAAACCATCTGTAGAAGGAATTGAACGCTTCGTTGAGCGTGAGGCTGAAAATGGACGATTGGACAACTTGTTCGAGGATTTTTTATCAGCATTGCAGAAGCAACCATTGACACGAGAGACAGCCAAACGAATGTTGGACGCCCAAGAAGAAGCCTAGAAAACGTCAAGAACTCAAGGGAGACCTACGAAGATTTAATCACGAATTGCATGGCTAGGTATGAGACGACACTTCTAGAAGCTAGACGGATGACGCTGAATGAGTTGAGGTTATATCAAAAAGCTTATGCAAAAAGATTTATCCAAGAAGAGAAAAGGCTTTATTTACAAGCCTTCTTGAATCGCAGTGTCAAAGCTACAAGCAAGGGCGGTAAAAAGTATGTCTTTAAAGAATTCAAAGACTTTTACGACGAAGACCGTCGTGAAAAAGAACTTCTTGGGGATCATGAAAAAGACAATAGGCATCTTATCCAGATAGCTAGACGAAATTTAGCGTTCAAAAGAGAGGAGGGGTTGTTAGATGGCTGATAAAACATTCAACGTGAGGGCAATACTGTCAGCGCAAGATAACGGCTTATCTAGCGCCCTGAAAAACGCTCAAAAACAAGCTGAATCACTCGGTAAGAGTAGCAAAGGTCTAGGCTCGATGTTTAAAAGTGTGCTCGGTGCTAACCTTGTTAGTGCTGGTATCACTAAGGGTATCGGAGCTATAACCAGCGGTATCGGTGGTATGATGACCGAGCTTAACAATTCGACGAAGGCATGGAAAACATTTGACGGGAGCTTAAGCCAGCTAGGTTGGGGGCAAGCAGAAATTGCGTCGGCTAAAAAGTCTATGCAAGATTATGCAACACAAACCATCTATTCTGCATCGGACATGGGTACTACGTTCTCACAAATGGCTGCAATCGGTCGTAGCGACGCTGGGGATTTGGTAAAAGCTATGGGTGGTCTTGCAGCGTCTGCCGAAAATCCTAAACAGGCAATGAAGACGCTGAGCCAACAAATGGTTCAAGCAATGACTAAGCCTAAGATTCAATGGCAAGATTTCAAGCTGATGATGGAACAATCACCAGCAGGGATGGCCGCCGTCGCCCGCGAAATGGGAATGTCTCTTGATGATCTTGTAAGCAAAATTCAAAACGGCGAAATCAAGACTGAAGACTTTGCAGAAGCTTTTAAACGTGCCGGCGATTCCATGCAGAGCTTGGCCACTAGATATAAGTCAGTGGATGAGGCTGTCGGGGGACTGTATGAAACGGTCTCTACGAAATTGCAACCAGTTTTTGAAAAACTAAGCGACAAAGCCATCAGAGGGATTGAGGGCATCATTGATGCTCTTGGCAAAATTGATGAACAATCGATTCAGAAGTTTGCAAACGGTCTTGATCAAGCAATTGACCAAGTTGTTAAAGGGGTCTCTCAAACCGTTCAGTCTTTTTGGAAAGGTTTTAGTAATACAGGAGCCATCAAGGGTTTAGCAAATGCATTTAAGTATGTTTCTACTCAAGCTAAAGCAGCGCTAAAAGCCATAGATTTCAAGGGCATATTCCAAGGGCTAGGCACTGGCATTGGCGACATTGTTAGTGGGCTATCAAGAGGTTTAACTGTTGCTACTAGGTCAGTTAAGAGCTTCATTAGCTCGTTTTCGGACACCGGCGCATTCAAAGCTTTTAAATCAGCGATAGAAGATGCTTGGGGAGCTGTTAAAACCATCGGATCTTCAATTGGCGATGTGTTTAGTAGCTCTGAGATGCAGACGATTATCTCAGCGCTAGGGACAGCGTTTGGAACATTAACAAAATGGATATCTCAAGCTGTTTCAGCGGTATCTAAGTTTGTAAGCTCTATCCCTAAAGGTGTGCTCAATGGCATCACTAGTGGCATTTTAGCCATGGTAGCAGGTTTCATGACTGCCAAGGCTGGACTTTCGGTGTTTGATACTGCTATGCGAGGTCTGAACTGGATTAAGTCGTTTAATCCGTTTAGCGCCTTTAAAAATAAAGCCACCGAGGGTCTTAACGGGGCTACGAATAGTGTTAAACGCTCTAAGTCAACGATAGCCCAGTTGTTCAGTGGGATATCCAACGTAATCAAATCATCCGGAAACGCAATCAAAGGAATCTTGACAGCTATATTCAAAGGTATAGCTGAAACTTACAAAGGCTTCGGACAAGGTCTAAAACTCGCCTTGCAAGGTCTCAAGGGATTAAGTTCGGCTCAAATACTATCGTTTGCGACTGGTGTCGCTATCGCAGCGGTCGGAATTGGTGCAGGTATTGCTATTATCGTTGCTTCATTCACGCTACTAGCCACTCAATCGCAAGGTGTTTCACAAATCTTAAACGCTCTAGGTTCAGCCTTTAGCACTGTCGTGCAAGGTATCGGCAAGGCGGCAGGCACTATCATTGAAGCCTTTGGAACTGCTTTTGGCATTGTCGTTAAGGCAGTGGGAGAAGCTGCGCCTGGACTTGCTAAATTAGCGCCATTAGTAGAGGCTGCCGGAACTGCTCTTGGAAATGCAGCGCCATTCGTTACAGCGTTTGGATCAGCACTGACTTCTATTTTGGGAGTGTTGCCAACCATTATTGACGCATTGACTAATTGGGTTACTGCTTTGGGCGCTGCAATCAGTGGAATCATCGAGGTATTCACTCCGATTGTTCAAATCATTAGCGACACCATCACGGCAGTAACTCAGATTATCGCTAACGCAATCGTGGCAATCGCACCGGTTATCTCAAATTGTATTGTCCAAGTTGCTCAAGTGATTGGCCAATTTGGGCCACAGATTGCAATGGTTTTACAAGT